GGTGTAAAGGTAGTGTCAAGGGTCTTGACAAATCGTTCTATACTATCATCGTCCAGTCTTGTTTTCTTTCCGATAACATCTTCAACACCCTCAAACTCATATCCTCTCTCCTTGCAGAACTCATCTACATAAGGTAGAAGACCAATATAAATTTTATTTGTTTTGATTGAAAAGAGTCTGACCTTACCATCCCAAAAACGGTTCTTGAAACTAGGCATGAACTTTGCATTCGGAACTGTAAAGGAAAAGAAGTCAAATAGGTCTCTAGCTAAACCGTCATCACAGTCTACCCTCATGAAGACATCATCGACTTTTCGGACTGTGACTTTCATTACCTAAAATGACGACCTGTAAACCATCCTACCAAAGATTTTCTAACACCACTAGTGACTGGTGTTACTTGGTGTTGAACAAACGATGGAAACACAAACATACTACCAATTGCCTTTCCACTAAAAGGAAGTGTCTGAATTGCATTTGTGATATCTATTTCAGTTTGTCCTAATTGCAATTGATCTAATGTTTGACCCATTTCTATCCATTGAAATAGACCACCCTCATAATCGTCAGGGTCAGACAATTGAACAACATAACTCAGTTTTCTTTTCTGATCTAAATCAAAGTATTCAGGGCCGTCATCTGCGTGCCAAGTGTAAAAATCACCCTTTTCAATCTTTCTTCCTTCGTAGATAGTGTATTGAAGTGACTGGTGTTCTATTAGTTCAAAAGGCCAGTCTGAACCTGTGCAAGCCAAAGACATACCTTCATCCACTTTAGCTTGAAGATGAGGGGGTAGGTGTTGTATCCATTTTATCTTAGACCTACGAATGTTGTGGTGAACATTAGGTGCATGTTCTACAGGGTCATCCAAATCTCCACCTTTACCAATACCCACCATTCCTACATGTTCATCAAGTCCATCTGCAATTTGGTGTATCTCTGCAACCTCTTCACGACTGAAAAGTTCAGGTATAATGTGCATATAGCTTCTTAATATCATTCTTAAGCCCCACTCATAAATTTACGCCAATCAATTGTGTTCTTAATAGTTTGATGTCTCCAAGTGATATTTTGCATACACTCTTTAAGAAAATCAATGGTAATCTTAAGATACTCAATCTTGACATTTAGTTTCTGTAAATCTTCATCAGAATTATAAAAGATGTTCATGTCATTCTTCATGACTTTGAGTCCGTCAAATGGGTCAGGATTCCATCCCAGTTCTTTAATACGATTCTCATCCATCTTTCCGTTATACCACAACCACTTATCTTTAAGTAGTGTGTCGTATTTTAACTGATATTGTTTTAAGAGTATGAGCTTACTGGATAGCAAGTCTGAGTATTTTGCATGAAGTCTTGGGACTTCTAGTGAGGACTTATCTAATTCAATATCATCGATTTCACAATCGACTTTCCACATCTCTTTAATTTCATCTAAATTCATAATATAAAAATCCAATAGTAGTATTTTCTACTATTATACCATATTTATGGTGTTTTAGGAAGTGGTATTTATAGTGTAGTATGAAAATCTGAACTGAACTTCACAAGTTACAGTTTCGTTATCTGCACCTGATTCTAGTGATATCTCACCTAAAGATATAGGAAATGCATCACGGAAACGGAAGAACTTGTTAGGAATATTTTTGTTGGTGTTTATTACAAGTGTAATATCTGAGTATTGATTTAAATCGTTATCTACGTTTGATAACTGTCCTGTAGATGTTGTTGAACTACCCACATAGTTTTTATAATCAGCTGGGTCTGCAACTGGAACAATTGCATTCATCCATTCATACACTTCTTTAAAGTTTTCTAAATCTTCGTCTATCAAGAAGGTTATATTCAAAGTTCCAAATTCAACCTTATCGCCTGGAAAATATGCATCCAGTCCTACCCCTGCACCAGCAACGGTTTCAGTAAATGATAAACTAGGAATATTTACAGACTTTACATAGTATTCCACTGTTGGAATTTTATCTATAAGAAGTCTGAAATTATTCTTGTTTAGAATTGACTTATTGATTGTTGTCAAGTTTTATAATCCTTTTTGTTGATGTTGTATCAAAGTAATCATTACCTCTATACTCTCTTGTGACCGTTTCTTCACAAAGATAACCGTCTTTTTGATATAAAGTGACAATCTTTCTATTGATTAACCCTTCTCTTAATTCTTGACCATCAGGGAATACACTTCTCTCCCATGGGCCTTCTAACACTTTCACATTTTTTGCATATTCTGACATAATTATTCCTCTGAAAATGGGGTAGTAAATCTACCCCATAATACTATTTATGTTATTTCTCGTTTACAAAATCATTAAACTGTTTTGCAGTATCAATAACATCTTGTGCTGTGTAAGTCCTTAAAGGTATTTCCTTTTTAGACTCAGCATGATTGTCATTCCACGAATGAATGGTCTGTCTTTCATTTTCGATGTTGTTGATGATGATTCCCTCTGCGAGAGATAATAGGTCGGCACGAATTTCATACCCTGATTTAGTATTACTCATAATTTTCTCCTGTGTGTGTATGTGTAATTGTAGTCACCATGACTACCTTTTATTTAGTGCAAAAAAAAGGGACTCCGAAGAGTCCCTTAAAACATTAATTAAATTATTGTTTTGTTTACAGAATGTTAGATACTGCCATCTTTCTGTAGTATTGGTTTGTTCCTGCTGTTGCAAGACCGTCTGCTGGTGTTGAACCAACAAATGGGTTAGATACCATTCCGTATCTAGTTTTGAAACCAATCTTAGGTTGGAAAGTGTTCTCACCAACGGCACGAACCATTTGTAATGGAACGTATGGGCAATAGAACATACCTGCGTCGTATGGGTTTGAACCTCTGTATCCGACTGTCATGTAGTCAACAGATGCATAAGGGTCAATGTATACTTTAACTCTTCCGTTTAGAAGACCAGCAAATGTATTACCAGTATCATCAACGTTTAATGAAGTGTTAAGAGCAGGTGTGTAATCTAATACACCAGCCATTGAAAGAGCAGATGCTACGTCTGAAGAACAAAGGATAAAGTTACCTTTACCTCTTCTTGTTTCTTTAGCAATAACATTTGATTCTCTTTCGATTTGGAACAATAATCCTTTGAATTTCTCAACAGACCATCTACCGTTTGCATCAACATCTAAGTTGAATGTGCCAGGCACTGCTGTTCCAGCAGCTCCTGTTTTTCCTTGAAGGTTAACATTTCTGATAACTTCACGGTTGATTTCTGCAAGAATTTCTGATGAAAGAATGTTTGCAAGTTCTGATTCTGCATCAAGACCGTGGATTGCTTTGAGGTCTTGAGCAAGTTCTAATGTGTATTCAGCTTTAAGCGCTCTGGATTTTGCAGTAACAGTAGCCTTTTCGATTGTGAATGCCATTTCAGCAAAAGCATTACCTGATGTATCACCAAGTGCTTCAGCAGTCGCTGTTGTCATTCCACCACTTGTGTCACCTGCATAAGTAGCAGGGCCAGTAGCATCAAAAGGGTCACCTACAGGGTCAGAACCTAACGAAGTTGAACCAGCAGCTGCTGCTGCAGAGTAACCAGTTCTAGCTTCATTAAATAAAGCTTCTGACTTGTCTTCTCTATTGGCATCTTCGTCATCGTTGTATCTTGCTTTCATAGCAAAGATAAGACCTGTAGGGCCTGTCATTGGTTGAACACCGCAAATGTCGTATGCAACGAGATTTGGCATAGCTCTTCTCACTAATGAGATCAAAATCGGATCCCAGTTATTGATTGCAGAGCTTCCAGTAGCATTCAAAGGTGCTGCCTCTGAAAGAGTAGCTCTATCTTCATTAAGAGCTTTCTCTTGGTTTTCGAGGATTACAGCAGTAACGGCTTTCTTGTAGTTGTCTTCGATCTTTGGAAGATCAGAGTGTTCTAGAATGGGCTGCCACTTTTCTTGTAAGTTTTCTGATAAAAACATTTAAGATTTCTCCTTTAAATTATCCCAATGGTTTAAGTTTTGAAAGTGCTGCAGAATACTTAGCTATTGTAGGGTCTAGTATTTTCTCAGAATTTTCATCTTCGAAAGAACCAGTTCCTTCTTCTATCTTAGTTTCTTCAGCTAACTCTTCACCTCTAACACCGAAGTATGCTTCTTTGATTTCAGAAATTTTCTCAGAGAAATCTTCTGCATCTTTGAAGTCTACACCGTTTGCTAGTGACTCAAGTTTTTCCTTTTGTGATTCAGTTAAGTCTTCACCTGCCTGTCTCACTATGTTGCCTCTCTTTAAAGAATCTAACTCTTCAGTGATTTCCATATTCTTGGATACTTCACCATCAAGTTTTGATTCCATCTCTTCGAGACGATTTGCGAGTTCATCAATAACATCATACTTGTCTTCAGGAACGTCAACATAATGTTCTACGAACAATGTCTTTAATCCTTCGATAAAGTTTTCGGTCATTTCTGATCTCAAACCTCTTTCGATTGCAAGTTCGTTTTCTTTCGTCCACTCTTCTGCGCAATAAGATAGATACTTGTCAACTGCTTCTGATAAATCAGATTTGACTTTTTCTACTGAGGTTTGTAATTCTGTAGAGTATTGTGACTCTAGTTGTTCTTTAATTTCTGAAACTTTAGATTGAACTGCAGCTTTGAAGATTGTTCTTGCTTTTTCAGCATTTTCTTCTGAAAGTTCAAGTGCTTCTGAGATTGCGTTTAGGTCGTCTTCTACCTCAATCTCTATTAAAGAAGATTCAAGTTCAGTTGACTCTTCAACTTCTACTTCTTCTTTTTTCACTTCTTCTTCCTCTTCTTCTTCTTCGCCTTTCTTCATCCAAGACTCTGAGAACTTAGCAACATCTGCTTCGTCCATGCCTTTTAAAGTTTCTACGATTTTTCTAGCGACTTCTGCCTTTGTCAAGGACTCGTCAACTTCTTCTTCTGATACTGAACCAAAAGCTTTCTGAAGTTCTTCCTTATTCATTTCCTTCATTGTGTTGACGATAGCCTTGATGGATTCCATTTTAGAAAGTTTAACTTCATCTTTTTTAGAATCTTCTTCACCTTCTTTTAGTTTTGAACCTTTTTCAGGAGCTGATGCACCTTTTTGTTGGTCATCACCCTTAACAGGTTTAACTCCGTCTTCAGCTTTATGAACTGAATCTACAGCCTTGTCAACAGGATTTACTTCAGGTTTGACGACTACACCTTTACCACTTTCAATTTTAGCGGCATCAGATGAACCTTGTTTTACAGGTTTTTTGTCCCCTTTATCAGCTTTAGAATCAGGTTGCTGTTCTTCAGCAACTACTTCCTCTGTAGCTTCTAGGTTTTTTTCTAACTCTGCCATTTTATTCTCCTGTTTGAGTTTTCTTTTTTATTTATATGTTATAGATTCTCAACGAACCTTTTCCATAGATTTAACTTAGTTTCTTCCAATTTATGACGTTTTGTGGTCATTAATTGGTCTCTCATCTGTTCAACATTGAGAGATTTAAGTCTTCCATTTTCATAAATCCATTCAACACCTTCCATTATACCTTCGACAAATGCTTCAGGTGCAGATGGGTCTGCAACTATGTCAGCTGCAGTTGCTAATTGGAAATCATTTTTAACGTATTGTGAACCACCTTTTTGCTCTAGTGAACCTAGACCTCTTGATGATACACCTAGTTTTGCACCATCATCGATAAGATTTCTCACAATCATACCGTTTGGTGTAGATAAAATTTTTGCACGTCCCACAAAATTATTACCATCTTCTTCTAATGATGTAATAAGATGTGAAACTCTGTCTAAATTGATTGTTGGCCCGTCAGGATGTCCTAACTCACCGAATGCACGTTTTTGGTCAATGAATGTCTTTTTATATCTGTTAACTTCTTTTAACATGATATCTTTTGGATAAACACGTCCATTTCTGTTTTTAATTTCAGATTGCATGAACACTCCTTCGATAAAGTATTCTTTTTGTCCTTTCTCGTTTTGTTCAACGATAACAGGTGAAATGGCATAGTCGTTAAATTCAGATATTAACTTCATTGAAAAACTCCTTAAATTCATCCATAGAGAAATCTTCCATTTGTGATAAAACTCCTCTGATGTCTTTCATTTCTTTTTCTGCATCTTTTAGGTCTTTGAACTCCTGTCCAAAATTATTCCCATCTAGATACACTTCTATTTTTTTCTTTTTATTCTGAACAAAAACTAACTCAAACTTTTTACTCCCTGAACGAACAACATCCCTTTTCAGTTCTTTTTCACCTGAAGGGATTTTGAACTTTGCTTCGTTCAATTCTGTTCTAATCTGAGAGAATGTTTTCATTACTCTGTATCTACCTCTTTGTCAGATATCCAGTCAACCTGCATTTCAACTCTTTTCATGTCTACTGCACTTGCAGCTTTCTCTTTCATTCCTTGAAATACAAGTTCTTTTGCATCATTTAATTCACCGTTCTGAATTGCATCTACAATTTTATTTGCGACTTCACTCATACTTTACTCCTAAAAATCAAGACCTTGTTCGTCCTCATCACCTTCACCTGCTTCTTTTTCAGATGCAATCTGTTGGTCGATGAGTTTAATTTCATCTTCTGTTTGTCTTAGTATATACTTCCTAACATATTCATTTGAGAAGTATTTACCAACATACTCTGATGCTTGTGATAAAGTGTCGAATCTTTCTCTCATGATTTCACTTTCTTTCAACTCTGTAAAATGGTTGTCAGTTGCAAAATCGTAGAGAATGAAATCTTTAAAAGACTCATACTCTTCACCACTAACGATATTCTTTAAAATCAATTGAGTTTTAAGAATATCTGTAAAAACTCTTGCAAACTTCTTCTGAAGTCTGTTTGTGAACTTATTAAACTTAAGTTCATCTCTAGAAATCTCTGAAGCACGACCCATGTTAAATCCATTGTCTGCTTCCATTCTAGATACAGGAACATTTAATGCACGATATAACTTCTTCTTAAAGTAGTCAATATCGTCAATCTCTGACAGGTTTTGACCGCCAGGCAGAGTTGATATCTCTGTTCCTCTACCACCTTCTCTTCGTGGTAACCAAAAATCTTCTAACATAGACATGTGTTTACGATCATCTTTAATCTCACCTGTCTGTGCATTGTAAACAAGTTTATTTCTATACTTGTTCATTACATCTGCAAGGTATTGTTCTGCTTTTGCTTTAGGTAAGTTACCTACGTCAATGTAGAAGATTCTTCTTTCAGGAGCTCTTGATATCCTATAGATAACAAGTGCATCTTCCATCATTGACAACTGATTTGCAGTTTTCAATGCCTTATGCAGATACCCAACTACTACATTTTTAGTGTAGTCAAGTAATCCTGAAGTAGTGTAAGACACTGCCTCAGGTGCAATTTTAAGAGCTGCACCATCAATAGTGCCACTCTTATCGAAACCTTTGTCGTTGAATACGTAGAACTCTTCAACTTTTTTAATTTTTTCTATTTTTGTTTTAGGGTCTTTGTCTTTCTCTACGTTTCTAACCTTCTTAATTTTAAGAGGGTCAATTGCCCTAATATCAACAATACCTGCATTGGGTCTTGCAGGGTCAACAACTTTATGGAAGTAAATTCTTCCATCAATATACCACTTTCTGACGATTTCATGAGAGTTCTGATTGAACTTCATTAAAGATAGGATGTGTGCAAACTCGTCTTGTATCTTTTTCTTGATACTATCAGAGAGTTTAACATCTCTGAGATCGAGTGACACAATTCTGTCTGCTGAATCAGAAGTGATACACTCATTGACTATATCTTCAATTGCTGAATCAACTTCAGGTATTAAAGATGTTTCACGGTATCTACGAATGAGTTCTACCTCATTCTTTATATTACCTTCAAAATCTACGAAAGCACCATATGCTCCACCAGTGATAAAACCACCAGGCTGTTGGGCAATGACAGGAGTCCCATCATCGTCCAAAGGAGGCACAAAAGACGGTGCTTTTGTAACTTCGATGTTTCTTAACTCGTCTTTCTTACGAGTAATTTCAAACCCAAATATTTCCATACTATTATTTATAACACCCTTTTAGGTGTTAAATTCACTAAATTAAATAACTCTTTCCCAGTGAGAGAATGCGAATTCCACATCAAACTGCTCCAATGAATCGACTGTCTCATGAGATAGTTCGATTGCACCTATATTTACAGGGAACATGTTGAAGAATTCATATCTTGCAAGGACTGAATCATCTTTACCTAACTGTTCTACAAATGCTCTTGAAATCAAATAGTCTGTTGTAGTTGAACCGTTACCACCACCAAGTTCTTGAATTTCTGTCTGCCATGCTTCTAAAGCTGTTCTTGCAGAGAATTCTACATCGTTGATGATTGATACTGTCCAGTTTTCGAAAGTTCTATCTCCAGCAAGTTTGAGGACTGAACCTCTCCATTGCACCTCTACAACACCAAGTGTTGCAGAAGGAATGTTACCAGCCTTTGCAAGGAATTCGATTTTATCTCCTGCACGAGGAATAAAGATTTTGAATCGGTTTGCTCTTGGGCCACCACCGATTAACTGTGCTTTAAATTGATCTATTGTTGCCATTCGTCTTTACTCCTTAAACTGCTCCGTAGATTTCTTCGAAGTTAACACCACTTCTAGCTGCTACGAAATTTAAAGTAATGAAGTTGATTGATCTTGCAGGTTTCACAAAGATTGAACAAACAAATTCGTTTCTGTCAATCACTGTGTCAGTATTATTTGTTTCGTCACAAATCACTGAGAAGTCTACAAGTCCTCTTCTGTTCTTCACATCTCTTAAGAAAGGTTCAACTGCACTTCTAAATTGTGCTCTTGTGAATGCATCATTGAATTCAAAGAGTTGTGCTTTAGCTGCTGTTGCAATTGCTTTCTCTAATACGATGAACAGTCTTCTTACGTTAATTCTATCGAATGCAGAAGGTGTTGATAACATGGTTTTGTCACCAAATAAAACTGTTCCTTGGCCAGGGAATGTAACCACGGGGTTAACTCTTCCTCTGTATAGGTCATCTCTAGATGCTTTCTTAGGGTTGAAAGCAAGTTTAGTGATACCTAAGTATTGTCCTCTTGAGAAACCTGCTGGTGAGAACCATGGGTCTCTTAGAAGGTCTGACCTTGCCATGATACCTGCTGTGTGACCGTTTGCAGGAATCCAAACATATCTATCGTTGTATCTGTCATATGTGTATACCCATCCTGAGTCCATTACTCCGTATGAAGATGAAGTTACTGAAGATACATCTGTTAATACATTAGTTGATTGTGTAGACTCACTTGAAACACCTACTACTGAGGTTCTTCTAGGTGAACTAATTACCATACAATCTTTTCTAGATTCACAAATCTGAATTGCATGATTAACTATTGTGTTGTGGTCTGATACAGTATCTTGGCCTGTTCCTGTTCCATCGTCTGTTCTAGTTGAACCTACGATTATGAAAGAAATGTCTACTGACTCTCCATCTGCATAATGGTTATCCCATGCACCAGTCTTCTCACCTGCTGTAGGTGACCTACCATCTGCACCACCTGACAATGAATCATTGATAGGTGCGCCAGGTCTTGAGAATCCTGCGTTTGCGTTATAAGTTACTGCTTCTGCATGTGTGATGTCATCATTAGCTGCAACATAGATATCAGTTGAGTGACCTGACCAGTATACCCACTGTGAGTCTCTTTCTACTACATTTCTATAGTAGTTTGATTGTCCTTGTGCATCTTTAGCGTCTGATG